TTTCATTTTTATAATTAGCTAAATTATCAACTGTCCTTACTTGTTGCATTGTAGTATTTTCATAATCGTCTTTGTGTAATGTATCTTGCCAATCTTTGTGGTTTATATTTCTTTTATTATTTTTAATATTTTCATAATTATAAGAAGAAACTTTTTCAAAAAGATCTTTAGGTAAAACTTCATTAATTATTAATGACTTATCATCAACGTTTGCATACAAAATCATTTTATTCTCTATTTAAATTTTTATTTAAATTTTCAAAACTATCTTCTGGTTCATAATCTTTAAAGGGACCGTTTGCATTGACATAATGAATAAATAATTGATGATGCCAACACTTTTCTGGTTGATTAAATATTGGCCTCCAATGATCTATTTCAGATCCTTTATATATAACGCCATCACCTGGTTTTATTATTAAAGGAAAATCCCCCATACAAAGTGGCCACATATAATTAGGATTTTCATAATTGTAGTTTAATCCTATCGATGCACTTATTTCACAAGATGCTCTGTCTTTATGTTTTTTTAATTCTGATCCACCGTAATAAATTCTATTATAAGAATATATTGGTTTTAATTTTAATTCTGTTTGTGATTCCATTATTGGGTGAAGATGATGAATAATGTGAGTATATATCTCTGAATTTACAGAGTGCATAGCAGAGGATGTTGGCGCCATTCTATCACCTGACCTTATGTTCTTTAAACTAAAACTTGTTAAAAAATTCACAAGATCTTGTGAAAGCATGTTTTTTACATATTTGTATTTTTTTTCTTTTAATGAATCCATGTAATAACGGCATGCCTATCTCCGTTTGTTACAGGTGTAACAGCATGAGGAAAACAAAAATTACTTGGAAACACCACTGCACTGCCAGCTTTAGGTGGAACTTTATATTGACCGTTAAAAAAAACAAAATCTCCACCGTTGTAATCTTCGTTTAAAATAAATGAAATTGTTAATACTCTTGGCCAAAGATCGCCATGATCAGTGTGTTCTTTGTATTCACCAGCCTCTGTGCCATAATATATTAAGTGCTGATAACCAGTATCTTCAGTGGTTAACCCAGTAGCAAAATAACGATGATCGTTTACATAGGTTTGTAATACTTTGTTTACAGCATCAAACAAATTTTTTTCATATTTATTATCTAAAGGATGCATGTAACATTTTCTAAAATTTGGTCCAAAGCCAGCTTCCAACTCATACTCTTCCTCGGCTTTTGTTGGTGCTTTTCTAAAAGAGTAATCTTTTGAACTTTCAATCATAGCTTTACACAAATCTATGTCTAACATATTTTCATAACAATGTATGTAATCACTCGTATTTAACATTATTTATAACCTTTCTTTTTCCAAAACATATTTTTATATCTATCAACCCATTCACTGTTTAAAAGACGCATAACTTTTCCATGCGCTTTTTCTAAATAAAAACCGCTCCACATTTTCCATGTCTCACGTTTAAAAGGTATAACCTGAACCATAGGCTCACCTTTTTTAATTAAAAACTGTTCATCTCTTTTATTTAGAACAAAGGGAAAATTTATTGCATTTATGTATGTGTCCGTATCCACTACTCCAGCAATAATATCAAAACGATTTTCTACTCTATTCATTGGTTTAATAAATAAACAACTGTATCCTGATGGTGTTTTAATCAACCATCTGTTGTGAAATTTTCCAGCATTTTCTCCAGCTGTTTTTTGCCAATCTGCTGGTAGTTGCGCTTGATTATGAAAGCCAAAATCGTCTTGCTGTAAATTAGCAGGTGTTACAGTAAAATCATCTTCAGTTGGATCTACTAAATAGTCTTGATCAAAAGGTATTATATAACCCATGGTCAAGGAATCTAAAAAAGGCATGCAGGTTTTAATTGTTTTTATGTGCAAATTACCATCTTTAAATCTTTGTAGTTTTTTAAATTCTTCAGGAATATATCTTGAGGCAGGTTTTGGATGTGGCCAAACCTCAATCATGTTTCCGTCTGTTGCACAAAATGTTATTTTTTTATCTATCATCTTCTACTAAATTAAAGGACATAGATCTTCTAATTTCTCCTTTGATTTTTGTCTTAAAAGGATAAACAGTGTGTTGTTGATTAGCTTGAAATAAATAGAAATCTCCAACCTCTGGAGTTATCCAATATATTTTTTTGTCGTAACCGATAAAACAAAGTTGCCCATCATGAAATTTATGTTTGTGTTTTACATCATTTATAAATTCTGGCACTTTTAAAAAAAGAACACAAGACCATCCCGCATTTGTAGGACCGTTGTGTGTATGCACGGGATTGTATTCACCCTCTCTCATGTCATTTATCCAGCAGCTTCTTATATAAGTTTTTATTCCTGGATTAGACAACAGTCCAAAATTATTTAAAGTCATTAAATAGTCGTTAATAAAAAAATCAATTTTGTTATAAATTTTTAATGTAGGTAAAATATTTTTTATGTCTAATTCGGTATCAATTCTTCCTGCTAAGTCTTTACTCTCGCTTATTAAAGAGTTTTGATTTTTTTCATACTCATAATTAAGCTCATCTATCATCTCAATAGGCACTTCGTATTTTTTAATAATTGTTCCTGTTAATATTACTTTCATTTATCTCACCGTAATAGTTAAGTTTTTCACTATATTCACCTTTAAAATTTTGTAAAAAACAATTGGTTGAATACCTTACACCTTTTTCTATTTTATTTACTTCATGCACCCAATAATAATCTGCAGGAAAAATAAGAGCCTCTCCTTTTTTTAATCTAACCCTTACTTTGTTTCCCCAAAAACCAAAATCTCCCCCTTCGTAATTATCATTAAGATTAATTGTGCAGCTACCATATACACCTAAATTGTGATCAACGTGAGGATGTATTTGTGAACCCTCTTCATATTTTAATAATCTGTATTTATGTGGATATAAAAGAGTCAATCTTCTATGAACGTGAAACATTTTAAAACTATCCATGTAATCATGAAATAAATTTACCATCTGTTTTACTTTTTCATGAACTAAATTACATGCTTCGCT